GACGGTCGTTCTTGAGCTTGTCGTATACAGCCTTAGCACCCTCCTCGGCAAACCCTGTACGTGCTTGAGTTGCCATTTGTTACCTCCCGGTCTGCTTAGATGTTAATACCGCCACCGGAACTACGAGCGACACTCAGAGACTTCTTACCGCCTGCACGGGCTTTCTTACGGCCTGCTTCGGTAGATGCATCATCCTCAGAGTCCACTTCGTCAGGCTTAGGTGGCTCAACCAGTTGTGCTGGAGGTGGCGCTGCCTGTGCTGCTGGAGCGGCTGTCTCATTGATGATAGTGTCGCCATGACCTTTACCAGTCACCACGCCAACTGCACCCTTAACGACATCTTCACCAGCCTTACCTACAGACTTAACGACTTTCTCCACAGGTTTAGTAACCTTACGGATGACCTTCTTAATTTTCTTACCCATGATTATACCCTCTTGAATACGTTTCGAATTGACCCATCGTGTTCATGCTCACAACGGGAGACCCATTGGCAACCTCTTCGAGTCGCCTCAGCTAACACCCAGCGCCAGACCCAAGGTGCATACCCGGAGCGCGGCTTAAGGACGATATTAGTGATGTCTAATATGTCACCCTTATGGTGTATATCGTTACTGATACAGAGCGCTACATAAGCCACCGGATAACCCTTGGCATTCTTAAAGTAGAACTCTTCGTACCCAGCGTCATCCATAAGTTTGTCCACGTAGTCAGCATACTCGCTTAACGTGGTGAACCCTTCAGGCAACCCTAGGTGCGCCACAGTCCAGACAATAGCTGACGCACGTTCTGTGCACTTATGGATTGTAATCATTTACCGAACGCCTTATTGCTGATTGACTTACGGACGCCACCATTGGTCTTCGTGGACTCCTTAGGTTTACTAGCTGTATCATCCAGCTTAACCTTTGAAGCCTTGATGGAAGACCCTGAAGGAACCTCAGAGGAGATATTGGTAGCGTCTGTATCATCCTCACCACCAAAGAGAACACCTTTCGGTTCCTCGGTGAGCGGGGCAGGGTCTACGGCCTTCATGGCCTGAGTGTCAACCTTAGGCGTCTTAATCTTTGGTGAAAAGCACATAGCTTAATCCTCCGAGTTAATGAGTGCCTTGCGAGCCTCCATCTCGTCAATCACCTTGGACGCTTCGTTGAACCCTTGGATGACACCAGAGATGAACTCTTCAGTGTGACCCTTGATACGAAGGTTGGGGATGACTGCTTCATATAAGAAGGCCGCGTTATAGCGGGACTGAAGGTATTCCTTAGTCGCTCGCGGTATGTCCGGGAGGTCATTAGGGTTCTTCAGGATATGCTCAATTGGTTTTAACATTTGAACCTCTCTCTTTAAGTAAAGACTTTAAGTATTAATCATAAAGTAGACTAATCTCTCCCTATAGTGAGTCGTTAATACTCTGGAGGTTAATCTACTTGAGTTTATTACTCTTTGTCTCGGTGCTGCCAGACAGTCTTTCCGATGCAAGCCAGAGTCCATAGAGCCTTGGCAATCAGACCAAACATGATAATGATGGTGATATACTTCAAGGCATCCATAAGGTAATCTCCTTGGTCTCCAGACAGTAATCTGTATGACGCAAGATTCGAGCCATCTGGGCCTGCTTGATTAACTCGGACTCACTCATTCCAGCCTTCGCTGCGATAGACACCATGCACTCCCACAGGTCGCGGTCCTCGCGGTCACGCTTGACCCACTTGGTAACTTCCTGTCCCTTGTTCTTGCCTGACTTAAGGATTGATACCTCAGGTTCAGTGAAGAATGGGTCAGCCAAGAAGTCAGCCGCAGTGTCTCCCCATCCGGGAATCCCACCGTAGCCATCCGTGATGTCACCCTTGATGGTCTGGAACATGTGCCAGTAGTCAGCAGTCTCCATGTCCTGAGTCAGGATGTTACCAGTGGTACACCACAGGAAGTCACAGTCAGGGATGGTCTTGAAGTCCTTGTCACAGGAGACCAGCACGGCCTTCTTAGAGTTGAACTGTGAAGGGTTGGACCCAATTATGCCCATGCAGTCATCGCCTTCCAGACGCGGCTCAAGAACGCACAGGTAGTCCTCGTTCTTGAACAACTCTTCGAGAAACTCAAAGTATCCCACAGGCTTCTTAGTGACTGCCCGGTTCTCTTTGTACGTTGGCTCAACAAGTTCCTTACGCCAGTTAACACCATCGGTGAACGCTAAGATAATCGGAGCACCAGCCCATGCTTTCTTACGAGAGGCATACGACTTGATTGACTCAAAGAGAATCTCACGAGCCTTCGCGTGGTCGCAACAACGCATCCAGATTTCCTCTTCCCATGAGGCATCATACTCAGCGGCAGACATAGCTTGGAACACCAGCCAGTCACCATCCATAACTAGGATACCTTTGGTCGGAGCCTTCTTCGCTAAGTGGTCACTGAGTGCCAGCAGGTCGAACTTCGGAATTGGTCTACTCATGAGTCACCTTCACTAGCTGACTATCAGCTTTGCAATACTTAGCTGCAAACTATCAGGGATGTTCATACAACCTCCTTATTACATTTGTGGCACCACCAATAAGATGCACCAGAGTACCCACAGAGCGTTGGAAATTCACCGCACTTCTTACACGGGTTGCTTGACATCAGTCCTCGCAGGCTCATACACAACCTCCATTAGTTTTCAAGAACTTAACGCCAGACGCAGTGATTTCCCATGCGCCACCATTACGACCATTCACAGTCAGACATGACAGATGACCTCGAGACGCGGCCTCTGCTACCAGTGCAGCGTTGTTGCGCACATAGTTCGACTGGAAGGTCTTAGGGCAACCCTTGATGGCTGCTAAGACTTTCAGGTAATCAGACATTAGCTCACCACCCGTACAGTCGCTGGGGAGAACACAAAGCCTTCGCCTTGATGGTCTTCACCGAGTTCCTTAATGGCTGAGCGAACGCCCTGCTGTACACAAAAAGCTACCGCGCCGTCTGGGCCATAGGTCAGAGCACGCACGAGTAACTCACGGTCAACCGCCGATACTTTCTCACCAGAGCCAACCTGCTTGGCTAACTCTCGGATACGCTCTTTGATTAGCTGCTCAGTCTCTGAGTCAACCTTAACGGTCATGTCGAATGACACTTTGAATTTCTTGGTAATAGCCATGATAAATCTCCTAAGTCTATTAGTGGCAGACTGCCCAGTTAGGACCCATCTTCCCTTCTGTGTCTAAGCGACAACGGAAGTTCCAGTGTTCACCAACCCAGCGCATAGCCTGCTGTGAAATGTCAATTACTTGTTGCGCAATCTCAGGTGTTCTGCACGCTACCTGAATCTCATCGTGGACCCAAGCCATGTACGCAAAGTCACCATCCCACCCATGCTTCAAGCCAGCTTCGAGCAACATCTCTTCAACTCTGACAATCCAGAGTTTACAAATCAGTGCGCCTGCTGACTGCAACAAGGTGTTCAGTGCTGCGTGTGGGGACCGAACGTGAACTCTGCGACCATCAAGGCCACGAATCCAGCGACGTTTCCACTTGACTTGCTGCTCACCTGCAACCCACTTAGAGGACTCAACGAGACCCTGCTGGATTGCTTCACGCAACGCTGCGATTGCTGGGGTGTTCTCCAAGAATTTCTTCTTGAGTTCCTTCCCGCGCTCTTTACCTGCACCAACAATCTGTCCAATCTTCTCGTCACCAGCCCCATAGAGGAACCCGTAGATGAAGGTCTTGGCGTTGTCACGTGTAGGTAACTCAGCAGCCTGCTGGTTTACAGTGTGGATATCACCGTTAAGAATGACATCAGCGTACTCACCGTTGTCGTAAGGAGCCATGAAATGAGCGAGGCAGCGGAGTTCAAGACCACTAGCATCAATACCAGCTTGAACCCAAGGAGCACCAGTAAGACCATCAAGATGGTGTTCAGCACCGAAGGCTGCACGACACTGTTCACCATACGGAGCACGAACTCCCGGCACCTGTCCCAAGTTAGGGAAGCTGTGAGTGGCGCGACCAGTAACCGCACCATTTGGATTAACGCTACCATGAATTTTGCCATCCTCTGCAACGTAACGAAGCCATGCCTTGTCTCCCTCAGCCGCCTGACCGATACGTTTCTGTATCATCAGGTACTCTTTAATGAGGTCGATACTGGCCTGCTTCACTGGGTCATCCACACGTACATGCTCAAGGACCTCATCGTCAACCTTAGGTGCGCCCTTATCGGTGAACTCAGTGGGGACCCATCCGGCCTCCTTAAGTTTCAGAGCGATGTGGTCACGGGACGATGGGTTGAACACTACGTGCTCGATAGGTGTGTACGGAGCGCCTTCCATGTAGTCCCTCGTATCGAGGTCACAAGGTACGAGACCCTCCCTTTGGGCTTTGTTCTTAGGCTTCTTGTACACCCCACCCTGCTTAGGGTATTTAACCCGAGGGTAGTCGTACAGAGGTCTGCCTGAACGTGGGGCAATGAATACCTCAGTCCCACCCTTAGGCTGATACCATGTGCCGAACGTGTCTGTCAACTTCAAGAGCAACTCAGAGCGGCGTGTTGCCAACTCAACGTACAACTGCTCGATAGACTTGGTGTCAAACGGGAAGCCATTACGCTCCTGCTTAGCGAGTAACCATGCGGCCTTGTGTTCCAACCAGACAGCCTCACGGGACTCTGACCAGAATAGGCTGGCATCAGCGTTGGTCCACTCCTCCAGTAGCCTCTCAGCGTCTGGGAAGTAGTGTTTGTCGCTCAGCAGCTTCTCTAAGAGTGCCTTGGTAACCACAACGTCTTGAACGTTATAGTCCATCATCGGCTCGTTAAAGCTAATCCACTCAGCACCATCCGCATAGTCCTCTCCCTGTTCCTCAAGGAGCTTCTTGAAGTCGTCCTTGTACTCACCCTTCATCTCGCCTAAGCGATAACCCCACGCCTCCAGAGCGTGAGACCCGAAGCGCTTACCGGGTAACTTACCGGAGCGCAGCAGTGCCATGTCGGAATCTTTGATGTTCGCAAACAGCAAACGACTGAGCACCAGAGTGTCCACTACGTTCTCACGCGGCAGGTGGAACTCTCGGTTTAACTGGAGCTTTGCCAGCTTAGTCAACGCCGGGGAATCATACTTGGTTATATTGTGTCCCACAATAAGCCCACCACGAGCCACCTCAGCCTCCATGGCGTCAAGGTACGCTTCGAAATCCCAAGGTCTGTACGACGTGTATTCCCCAGTTGCATAATCATAAAGAACCCCGCAATGGAACTGAGTGACATTCTCTAGCAGGTTGTTTGCTTCAATGTCCATCACCAGCATTGTGCACCTCCAGATATTCTATGGCTGCCCTAAGACGCTCTACACTATCAAAGAACTTACCTAGGCCTATGTTACAGTGCCAACATAGTAGCCCTCTGACTTTTAAAGACTCGTGGCAGTGGTCTATGCACGCTACCTCATGGCGATTCTCAGAATGAACCGCGATGCTGTCTCCGCATATCTTACACTTCCGCACACACTCTTTGCACCAAGTTCTCAAGCCGTCCTTCATGCGGGAGGCCTTGCCGAACTCAGAGAGCGGCTTACCATTGCCACACTTCGAACAAACTTTCATAACCTTCCTCCAATATGTTGTGTGTGATAATCATAAAGGCCACTACATATAGTAATGACCTTGAGTTTATTACACTTCGGACAGCTTGGCTAGACGCTCGGACTCGTTGCCTACGGTACGCTCTAAGATGGCACCGCGCACTTTGTCTTCACCCACAGCTACTACAGCAGCGATAGCCACTGAGGCCAGCAGGCGAGAAGCCTGAGTGTCATCCAGAGTCATACGCTGGGTATGTGCACGACCATCAGAGCGAGACTTCCAACGGTAGACCAGAGTTACCTTGTCGTTGCGCACGTTGATGTGGACCTTACGTCCCCACTGGTCAATCGTATCAGACAGAGCGATGGTGTTACCGGGGAACTTGATTGGCTTACTCATTGTGTTGCTCCTTACTCAAAGAATTTGGACAGTTGCTGAGCCTGTGCTGCCACCTTAGCTGCGCTTCCGGTGTTCTCAATGGAACTCTCGGACAGCTTGCGAGCACGTAGAGCTAACTCTTGTGCCAGCTTGGCTTCACCTTTCGCCTTGGCGTTCAGCTTACGAGCTTCAGCGTTGTACAGACGTACTACCAGTTTACCTAAAGACTTGATGAGTTTAAACATGATGGTTCTCCTTTCGATAATAAAGATTCTTTGGGTTATGCATACAGCAGTACCCATCGCACCACAATCCGTTGTCCTCCGAGTAGTCTGCTAGTGGTGAGTCGTTAATACTAGAAGTCTGACTTGTAGTCCTCTTCTGGGTCGATATCTCCTGCTCCTTCTTCGCCAGTGTAGCTAGACGGTTCAAGGAGTCCTGTCGTTGAGTTGTACTCCATGTACCCAGCAATGCCCACACCAATACCATTAAAGCGACACTTGAGAATACGCAAGAGGACAACGTTAGGCATATCACCTTGCTGGTTACGCTCAAGAGCGATGATAGTATCACTGAGTTGACGCAGAGACCCAGACCCACGCAGGTCAGTAATAGAAACGGGACGGCCTTCTTCATGAGCTTTACCTTTCTCCGGGTTCTTCAAGTGGCAGATAACAATCAGTACCACTCCGGTAGACTTAGCGAACCCTTTCAGCTTGGTCATGAGTCGGTCAATCATCTTACGCTCATCGGATTCCTCCGAGGCAGACACAACGATTGAGATGTGGTCCAGTATGATAACGTCACAGCCTAAGCCTGTGCGCATGTAGTGTAACTTGGCGAGCAATCGGTCAGCCTCAGCCTCAGCGAACGAGTCATACAGGTGGAACATGTCGGACCCATACAGGTCATCGAACCACTTGTCGAACGTTCCGTCTTCTATCAGCTTCTCTTTGTACTCTTTCGGTTGCTGACGTAAGCGTACACCGTTGGCGATACCCATGAGGTCCTCCATCGTCTCGTTGACGGACTCCTCAAGCATAGCCATACCAACCTTCAAGCCTTGGTCACGAGCGAACCCTAGGGCCTGCTGGCGAACGAATGTGGACTTACCCATACCTGACCCGGATGTGACCATGATGACTTCTCCACCACGCGCACCAAGAGTCCTGTCGTTCAGTCCCGGACAACCTGAGAACAAGTAGCCGATGGATGCTTCTGACTGCATGGCCTCTCGCACTGAGTCTTTAAGGGACAACGCTGAGACAACGCCATCAGGAATCCACGGTCCTGCGTTCCAGACCTGCTCCATGATTGCTTTCTGTTGGCCTTGGAGTAAACACTCGTTGGCATCCTTGAGCGGGAGCACAGCCACATAGACTTTACCCGGAGGCAGAACCTGAGCGGCCTCTTCGACTGCTGCACGTCCCGGCTCATCCATGTCGAACATAAGGATAATCTGGTCGAACTGGTCGAGGTACTCATAGTTAGCCGCCATAGTTTTCTTGGCTGCTTTGGCCCCATGACCAAGGGAGACTACAGGATACTTACAGTCCTGCAATTCCATCACGGTCAGCATGTCGATTTCACCTTCGGTCACAACGATTTTCTTACCACCGTTCCAAAGATGCTTACCGAACAATGCGTCAGACTTATGGGACCCTCGTGTGGAGAACTCCTTGTTCTTGTCCCTCAGCTTCTGGGACACGATGGAGCCATTCTGGTCCCGATAGTCTGCCACTTGGTAGACCTCACCGCGAACCTTGGCAATCCAGTAGCCAGCCTTCTGGCATGTTGCCTTTGAGATACCACGAGCCGTCAGGTCAGTGTACCGACCGTTCACCTCTCCGAACACTAATGGTCCGTTGTCATAGTTGCTCACTCTCTTACCTCCTCCCGAGGGTCTTATTCTGTTAGCAATCTCCGAGTGCTTATCGTCGTCGCCCGGAACCCACTTCTCACACACGTAGCAATATTGGTGTCCATCAGAGAACAAAGAGTTCCCATCCGATGACCCGCAGTTCTCGCATGGTATGTGGTAAAGGAATACGCTATCTGAATCTAGCGAATCGTCCATGTAGCTCACCTCTCATTCTGTAAATCCAAGCGACAACTTCAAGTAAGTCACCGGATACCATTGAGTATTGCTTACCCTCTTTAAGGATAGCCCCTCGCCACACTTGACGGTCTTTCCTCCACGATAAACCTTTCAGACCTGTGGTGTTCCTACTAGGAGTTTTCATATTCCATGAGTTCTCCTTCGGTAACGCTAATCTCAGGTTGTCTAGTGAATCATTGAGTGGATTGCCGTCAATGTGGTCTATGTAATACCCTTCCGGGATAGGCCCATTAGCTGCTACCCAGACCTGTATATGATTCCTCGGCGCGTTATAGTGTTGCCTATACAACTTTCGCATAGTACCTCCAACATTGAACAGAGAGGCCACATTCTGTGGTCCTCCCTAGGTGAGTCGTTATTACCCTCGGTCACTCGTAACCAGTTCGTTCTTCTCCCACCAGCGCTTGAGGTCGAACGAAGGGCAAGCCTTCGGGGCAACGTCATGATGAGCGCGGAGGACTGAACCCGGATACTGAACCTTGAGTTCAACCAGCAGAGAACGCAGAGACTGCATCTGGGCTGGCGTAAAGTTGGCAGCGAATTTACCTTTATCATCGATACCGCCTACGAGGCAGACACCAACGGAGTCATGGTTGTAGTTCGCTACGTGAGAACCTACCGCTGATTGCTCGCGGCCTGCTTCGACTGTACCGTCACGGCGAATCACAAAGTGATACCCGATTGCTAACCAGCCTTTCTCTTTGTGCCACTGGGCTATTTCGCGTACACCGACATCCATGCTTGGTTTGGTAGCAGAGCAGTGAACAAAGATGGCATTAGTCTCCTTTCGTGGTGTGAATTGTACCTTCGGCATTTACGTGTCTCCATTTAGTACCGTGCTTAATGTGATAGATTGTCGTGGCGCTTACTCCATAGTGCCTGCCTAACTTACGGTTAGACTCACTGGATGCGCGTATTATCTCCACATCTATATCGGTTAGTTTTCGTTTAGATAAGCCACGCTCCACGGCGTCATCGGCGTTATCTTTCTGTGTCCCTAGCAGCAGGTGCTTAGGGTTAAAGCAGCGCTTATTGTCGCACGTGTGGCGAACAACCAGCCCACTTGGAATGGGTCCCTTATGGTGAATGTAGGACGCTCGGTGAACGAACTGTACACGCGCCAAGCCTAACTCTGAGGCTACCTTTCGGTTAAGGGAGATGACTCCATACCCGGTCTTGTGGTGCGCTCCTGTCCATTCTATGCAGGAATCGGTAGGCACTATCTCAAGTTTCGGATGAATCATTTCTTAGCTCCTTTCTTGGCCTTGAATTTGTCGAAAGGTACATCGCGCTTAGGCTCAAAGAGCCAGTCAGCAGGAATCAACTTATCGGCAAACAAGATGTTATGCTTCTCGCACCACTCAGCGTAACTGGTCGGCGACCCTTTGTACAGCTTGGAGCGACTGGAAGAGAATACCAACCGAATGTCTAACTCAGGGTATTGCTCACGAATCAATAGATGTTTCTTGCGGTCATCGGAGTCCCACAGACCCTTTGTCTCCACGAAGATACCGTTAGGTAACAGGAAGTCTGGGGTGTACTTGTGGTCACTAGCTGGGATGACGTAAGGGATAGACCACAACTCGTAGTCAAACTTCACGCCCTTACTCTCAAGCTGCTTTGAGACTTTATCCTCAAGGCCAGAGCGATATGCCCCGACCTTGCGTATACCTTTCGCAGCGTATTGATTAGCCATACATCACACAGGATTAGAAGTCGCCAGACTCATCGTCATCGCCAGACTCATCGTCTGACCCGAAGTCTTGGCCTTCTTCCTGCTCAGGCTTGCGGCTGCTAGAGTTGTCAGCAGTGTAACCGCCTTCTTCAACCTCATCGCCCCAGTCATCAGACTCACCACCGAAGGTAGCAAGGGAGATGACCATCACGCCTTCCAGTTGCAGCTTGACGCTTGCGCCTGCCACGTTTGTCCAACCGTATGGAACCATAGAAAATTTAACTTTCAGTTCTGAACCGCCAGCAATCAGAGGCACATCGTTGATGCGCTTGCCCTGAGAGTCCACGACACTGAGGTTAATTTTCTTGGATTCGCCAGTCTTCTTGTCTTCGTAGCTCGCGTGAGCCTTGAAGTTAAACGTGGTAGTGCCATCACCATTGTCGAAGAACGGCAGGTCGCCAGTGTATGGTTGCAGAGGCTTCTTACCTTTGACAACTTTCGGCGGGTTCGCTTCGTGCTCTTCCAGACGACGAGCGTAGTCCTCTTCGTGGCAAGCGACGATAGCGTCAATCATTGCCTGAGTCTTGCTATCGTTCGGCAGGGTCAGGGACACTTTGTACGTACCGCGTGGGTTCTCAAACCCTTGACCACCAAAGTCTGGCTTAGCGATGTAAGCATACGGTTCGGAAGTGCCTTTCGGAGTGGTGAATACTTTACGTTTAATAGCCATGATGTAGCTCCTATTGATATTGAAAGAATCGAAACGGGCAACCTTGTGTCACCCTACAGTGAGTCATTAATAGGCGAGCCTATAGTTATTACTTCACGTCAGGACGAACGCGAGTCACCGCGAAGCCAGCCGGGACGTATTGCCACTCAGCCAGTTCAGTGGCCTCCTCAAGGGAAGTCGCATAGACTGGGACCTCATGACTCATTGTGGCTGATTCCACAAGCACGAGGAATTTCTTTTCCGTGGTCACTAAGGACCCTTTGTTTTCACTCATTGGCCTCTCTCCTTCCAGAGGTTATACAATTCGAGGTACGCAGTGTCCCCGGTACGTTCGAACATCATCTCGCACCACTCGCTAGGACTAAGCATGACAAAGACCTTTATGCTTCTCGAATAGCTCAACGTAAAAGTCGGCCTTCGCTAAGTCCTTCTCAATGAACGCCAGTTCAGACTTCTTGCCTGCACGCAGTCGGTACTTAAGGATGTTCCCCAAGCAATACCCCTTGAACTGCTCCACCGTCATTGACCGGGCGATTATCTCGATGGCCTCAACGTTAGGAAACAGTTGGTAGTGACTCGGCTTGGTCACACCTTCGATTTTCTCACCGAATGAGCACTCTCCTGAGTGCATTGTGCCACACTTTGGGCATGGTTCCATAGGCATTAGAACACCTCCAGAACTCGCTTGATGAACAGACGAACTTTCGGGAACCGGGTGACAGTAGCAGTCAAGAACGGACGAGAACCGAGAGTAGCCTGCACGTATGTAGCGTGGGTAATCAGCAGGTGAACACGTGGGGCCAGTGACACAACGTCGCCAACGAAAGGAATCTTAGCACGTCGCTCAGAGGCAACCAGAGTAGAGCGGTCTTCGCGGCGAACGCTAAAGATACCGTTTGATTTATTGAAGTGTAAGCGCATAGAACCTCCTCAGGTTTCAGGCCAATTGTCATCAGGATAGGTGATGACCATCAGTAGTATTAGGAACAAATAGAGATACAGGATGTTATCCATTGGGTGTGTCTCCTATGGTGAGTCGTTAATAGTTCAGAAACGACAAAGGGCCACCCGTTAAGGTAGCCCGTAGTTGTTACATCTTGACCGTTGGGTCAGCTTCGGTGCCTCGCCACATAGCGAACGATGGGTGACGCAGGGAACCATCAGGAGTTTCCTCCATGTAATTCACTTGGCAAGCCCAGCCGTGGAAGCACTCGCCCGGAGTACCGTCATAGGCAGTCTCTAGGCTACGATAATCAAACACGGCCTTGGTGAACTCGTCCATCAGCGCCTGAGAGATGTTGTTAGCGGATACCACGCGACCAGACTCAAGGAGAACCTCGAAGCCAATCACCTTGCCTTCGTTAGCGAGGCCCGGAGTGCCCCAGTTGATTCCGACTACAGTACCATCAGCCTCACATTCAGGCTTCATTTTGTACCAGCCTGACTTCTTGCCACGCTTGTAGATGCCCTGAGGGTCCTTAACGATGAGTCCCTCGTGGCCTTCTGCACGCTTCTCCTCGTAGAGTTCCCACAGTGACTCATA